CTCAGGATTTTATTTCTACAGGAACATGTTGGTCACCAATTGCCTCTCTAGTTCTTGGAACAACGCAGATTCCAGTTCGTAACGAGGCAACTGCAAATCCAATCGTACTAGGATCATCAAATTCTGGTGGTCAGACCTCAAGTTCAGGAGCATTCCAGAAAGTTCTTATTGAAACTCCCATTAATGCTCTTCGTGCTGACATCTACCGTGGTTTCATCCTCTATGAACCTACTACACTCACGTACTCATCCCTTGAGGCTTCAAATTCTGGAATTTCTAACATCGATGTCATCCTATACTGGCGCAATCGTCTAACAAATTCACTAATTCCTGTACAGATTCCCAACCAAGGGTCAATGTCGTTCCGTCTACTTTTCAAGAAAAAGTACATCGTATAAATTTCGCTCAAAAATAAACTATTCTTATAAATAAAAATGGCTGATGTTACAAAGTATTCAGTCTATGATCCTCGTATTGTCCAGACTAAGCCCGAGTATGCCGTCGAGAAGGGTGCGCTTTCACTCACAAACGTTTCATTCCAGGCGCAGACGGCGGACTCGTCCTCAGTTCAGTTTAACGTCCAGGTTCCATCCGAGAACGTCTTCGTTGATCGTGCGATTGAGATGACGGGCACGCTCGTTGGTGTCGTAACGCTCACGACTGGTGCTGTTGGTCTTCCAGTTGGTGCTTCTCTTGGTGGTCTTATTGCTCCTTCTGCCTTCCCAATCCACCAGGCGACGACGCAGATGTCTGCCACGATTAACGATGCCACAGTAACGGTTAACACGCAGGATGTTCTTCCCCAGGTTCTTCGCCTTGCGGACATGCGTGATGCTCGCCGCCAGCGCACGTGCCCAACGATGCTTGATCGCTATGCCAAGTACCCTGACAGCCGTGTAGTTAAGAACTCGCCTCTTCTTACGTGGGATGAGACGAAGCACAGTGATGGTGTCCCTAATGGCGGCTTTAATGGCTTCTACTATTCGACAGATGCCTCGGGTGCCACGCCAGTTCCCCTTGCTGGTCCTGGTGCTGGTGGATCACCTGCGTATATTAGCTATTGGAATGGTGCTCCATACACGAACGATGTGGTTCCTCCTGCCACTACGCTTACGTTCTACGTTGCGGTAACGTCAACTGAGAAGCTTCTACTTCCTCCCTTCATCTTTGCGGATCAGGATGAGCTTAGCACGGGTCTCTTTGGTGTCCAGAACTTCCAGGTTCAGATGAATCTTGCGCCATCGTCGTCTTCTCGTTCTTTCCGTGTTTCGCTTGACACGACGTTTGTTGCTCCTGCGACTGGTCTTGTAACGGCTGGTTCATTTGCGTCATCAACGTTTGCTTGGTCATCAACGGCTGGTAATGGTTTCTGGGCTGGTCGCCCAACGCTTGCCGTTCAGTTCCTAACGCCTGCGCTTGACATTCCCCTTCCCCCGAAGTCAATTGTCCCGTATATGGAGTTCCCCCGTTATATTGCTACGCCTAATACGTCTGTTCCCCAGACGACGAACTCATATACGACAACGGCTCTCCAGTCCCAGACGATTACGCTCCCCAATATTCCTGATCTTCTCCTAATCTATGTTAAGCCGAGCTCGTATAGTGGCGCATCGCAGGGTGACTGGTCGCTTCCAATCACGCAAATCTCGCTGAACTTCGATAACTTCTCTGGTCTTCTCTCGACGATCACGCAGGATCAGCTCTACCAGATGTCTGTTCGCAATGGTGTTGACATGGACTGGTCTGAGTGGTCTGGTAGTGGTAGTGTCCCATGGGTTACCAACTCTGGTGTTGCTGTATTCAGTGGTGGCAAGGTTGGACTTGTTGGTGGTCCCCTTGTTCTCCGTCCAGGCCGTGACTTTGCCCTCCAGGCAGGTCAGGCATCAGGCCTCGTTGGAAATTTTACACTACAATTCAATCTCCAGGTGCAGAACTTCACGGGCATCACGCTTGATGGCACGAGTGGTTCCCAGCCATTCGTCAACATCTACACGGTGCCGATCAGCTCTGGTTTCTTCGAGACGATCAAGGGCTCATCTCGCATCATCAAGGGTGTTCTTACGGAACAGGACATTCTTGCTGCGCCAATGCATGCGCCTTCGAAGGAACTTGAGCGCCAGGTTGGTGCTGCTCGCCATGTTCCTGCCAAGCCAAGCCGTGGAAGTGTTCAGGGAATGAAGTCATACATGTAATCAAATCTAG